TTGTGGTGTTGTTGTATCTGTGGAACTTGTTTGTGCTATAGGATTTACATTAATCCTATCTTTTCCTCCGCCTAGATATTCTGGTCTTTGTAATCTAGCGTCTGGTGATGTAACTCCAAAATGACTTTGGATTACTTCTGTATATCTTGTTCCACCTCTTGCGTCTTTTTCATACAATCTTTGTATTTGAAACGCTTCTCTTAGTTGGTTTATTGTTGCTGCAGTTGCTTCTGTTAAATCAGCATATATTGGTTGTGGTGTACTACCAGAAGTTGTTACAGCAATATCAGCGTCAGCTTGTGAATATAATCTTTTTAAACTTCCATTTTGTGCAATTATACCTAATGTAGTTGCATCAGGTGCATCAGTTGCAATAGGAGCTGTAGTTCCTAAAGGTAATGTAACGGCATCACCTTTTTGTGGCCAAGGTAAAGCACTTGTAAAATAATCGTGTCTTTTACCTCTTTTAAGCAAGGTATAATTACTTGCTGTATCTGGTCCATCTCCTTTGTCGACAGTTACACTGTCTTGTAAGTTTTCGTCTCTAAACCAGTCGTTATATATTAAATTGTATGCTCTACCGCATAAATTATTAAATGTTAAAGCAACATCGGTTGGTACACCGAAATAGTCATATAATGTGCTATTTGTTGCTGTTGTTGTTGTTGTTGGTACTAAGTAATCCGTGCTATCGCCCGGATTTGTTTGCTCTCCGCAAAACTTTTCCCAGTTGTCCCATATAAGTCTATATGGTACTGCAAAAAAGAATGTTTCTATATATAAATTATCCATAAATGGATTTATTGGTGTAGCCAAACGGCCAAAGCCGTTGGCATCCATTTGAAATGTATCCCCTGGTAATGCTTCATCATAGAAAATTGGTATTAAATTTCCTGCATCAAATGTTGTTTTTAAACCGTGATCTCTGTTAAAAACTGATCTTTGTATATCTACTTTAGGAACTCTGCTAAAGTCTTTACTTAATGTTGATGGTAATGAACCTGAAGATATATTCATGTTTTATTCCTTTTTTGTTGAATCCGATAGTACTTCGAATTCTATTATTATTGTTGTTTCAGTAGGGCTTACAAAGCCCTCTGTTTCTACCCATCTACCAATTCTTGCTAAATGGTAATCTTTTGGATATTTCCCAAAAGGTAATTCTGATCGTTGTAATAAGTCCGTACAAGCTCGTATTGCAGTGCCATCTGTAAGTTCTATAAATGGTGGTGCATATATTTCTGATACTTTGTCGTATATTGAATAAATATTTTTTGATTGTAATTTTTCGTTTTTGTCCATTGTTTTGTCCTCGTTGTCGCATAATGTTTATCATGCTAATTATAGTTACATAATATATATTACGAGTCAAACTTTTTTATAAATCTCTTATAAGCTGTTTTAAGCTTTGTAATTTTACTTCTTCTTCTACCCATAGACGGTCTAGATTTTCATCATATCCGTCATATATTGGTTTATCTTTTTGTTTTTCTTTTCTGGCTTGTTTTATTTTTTCATATAACTCAGGGTTATATGTTTCTTTGTGTAACGGATTATTTAATAGTTCAAGATAGTATCTTGGAACTGTTGTTTTTTTTTCTTTTATTACGACATAGTCGTGTGGAAATACATCTGTCATGTATTTCTTGAACCAGTCATATCCTATTCCCGGTTTTCTACTCATAGTGCAGTATTCGTGTTTGTTTTGTGTCACCTCCCCTGTTAGGGGATCTATTTTTGTTGGTTCTTCTGTTCCTTTTTGTTTTTTCATTACATATCTTGCTACATAGCTAGCGCTTTCTAATTCGCAGTTGCCTATGGTATTAAAACCATAAGGCCATAATGTTTGTAATTCTTTACTTTCGTATATTTTATATCCGTTTCTTTCTGTATGTAATGTTTTGTCTGGGAAGTCATAACCAAATATTATTGCATGATAATGTGGTCTTTGGTTTTGCTCTCCATATTCTCCACAGTGGAAAAATCTGATATGCTTCCCGTGCTTCTTTCTCAGACGTTTCATAAAACGCTGAAATTCACGCACATCTAAAGAAGTAGGTACTTCTCTTTTATTTAATGATTCTGGATTAAATGTTAATGTTATAAAGCACGAATTATCGTGCATTTGGGCCTCGTGCATAATACGAGTTGCCCATTGCCTACTATAATTTAATCTACACCCTACACATTGGCCACATGGTAAATTAAACCCCTTCGCATAAGGGAAGGGGCTATTGAATACTATTTTACCATCTATTCTGAAGGCCGTTAACGGGTGGTAGCATTTCATTGTTATATTCTATAACCGCCTCGCATAGGCTTAATGTTATTTTTTCTATTTACTTTCATTGCAGTTTTTTTAAAAACTTTACTACTTCGTTTTCTACTCATTTTTTTTCTATACATATTAGATCTCCTGTTAGGTTGGTGTCACTCCACACAGTTGACATCAAGTGGTCAACTGTGTGGCCTATTCCTTCGGCTCTTGAGCTATGGTTGGCTCGACGCTCTCAGGAATAGGGTCTGTAGCTGAGGACGGAGCCACAGCTTCTTGGGTTTCGTTTATAAAACCCATTTTTTTCAATTCGTCTTTGTTATCCGGATTTGATACAAATTCGTAGAATTTTCCCGGATTGTTATCGAATTGTTTTCTGATATCTGACGGAATTGTCATGAATTCTTCTTGTGCACTTTGCACTAGGTCTAATGCTTCTCTGTAATCTGTTACTTCAGAGAAATCTCCGTATCGGGCTTGGCCACGATGTACGTGTTCTATTATTCCATTCCTGTCATGTCTTTTTATTATATTAATTATATCGCATTCCTCTTGGAAATGCTGTTGGGTGAGTGATTCACCCTCTGTATGAAAGAAACATGGCTTATGGGGTTCATAAGCTGTTCTAAAAGGTATTACTTTTTCTAGTTTTTTCATTTATTATTCCTCAATCGTTTATTAAACGCTGCTTTGCTTTTATTATATTGTGGGGTATTGATTAAAATTCTGAGTAAATCAGAATCTTTAACATTCATGTTTAATCTGTTTTTAATATCGTGGGCTAAGTTTTTAAAATAACCCGTTGTTTGATCTAATGATTTTGACGTTACGTCTTTGGCGCTGCTATAATTATCTTTTAACTCTTGATAAAGTTCGCTGCCAGCTTGATTTAATACAGTATGTTTAAAAGCTAATGGTGATAAGTTTCTTTTTCGTAACATATCAATGTCCATTTGTTGCATCGTTGCTTCGTTACGAAGCTTTTGTGCAGTAGATGCAGTTTGTGCTACTTGGGCTTTTTGTAATTGCATTTGCATTGCTTGGGGTCCCATTTGGGACATACCTTTTCCGAAATCAGGTACTGATGCCATAGCTCCTCCGGGTGTTGAAGCACCTCCAAGTTTTCCTGCTAATATTGGATTTAAACCTGATTTTTTCATATCAGCCATAGAACGCTGATAAGATGAATTTGACATCTCGCGCTGAAAATTCATTTGATCTTTAGCGCGGGATTTTTGTTGTTGTGCCTGATATGTATATGGCAGTATGTGACTAAATAACATTAGAAATGATCAATCAGACCAGGTACGCCATATGTAGGCATTGGTCTTGCACATTTTAATTTAAAATACATATCCAATATCATATTTGGATAATTCTGTACTGCTGTTACTCGGTCTACTGGCGGGTTTTCTTCTATAAATGAAGCATTTAATGCCGGCAGTGACCCAAAGTCTTGGGCTAAATGCCAAGTATCTAAGCTTTGTGCGAAGTTAGATCGCATTTGTCCTGTTACAAAGCTTGGTTTGTAGCGGTACTCAGCGTACCTTTCTTGATAGCCGAATACTGAATCGTCGGCTGTTGTTCCTTGGGCGTAAATCTCTTTATTAAGGATTGACTGTTCTCCAAGGTGGGCTAGGGCAGGCCAGTAGAAATCAAACTTCGTTTGCCTACTAAAGTGTCTTGGTAAACCTTGTTGGTATGTAAGATCTGCGAATACATTCGCTAGCCCTATTATTACTGAATGCTCAGTAAATGATTTACTGAATTTATGACCCATAAATCCAGTTGTTGCGTAACCTGATAGGTTACCTTGTGGTGTTGTTGTATCTGTGGAACTTGTTTGTGCTATAGGATTTACATTAATCCTATCTTTTCCTCCGCCTAGATATTCTGGTCTTTGTAATCTAGC